TTGCCTTGCGACCTCTCCTCCCGCCTGTTCTCCGTCGCCCTCGACTCTACCCACATTGACGGAAATCACCGGGGCGAAAACGGTTGATCCGCCTTTGCCGTTCGGAGACCTCGCCGCGATAACGCCTAACTGGCCGCTTGAATTACGAGATAATGGAAGTATGGCCTCCGGTCCAGCTTCGCCCATTTTCCCGATTGGGAATAATGTCGGAGACTGGACAATGTTATTAGTGAAAGTTCCGCCTTTGGCGAAGGGCAGAGCCGCCCCTTTTGATATTGCCAGCATTGAAGCGTAAGCGGCTTTGTAAGCAATCGCCCCGGTTTCAGCCGCGCCGCCGCTTGTCGCGATTGACGCAGTGACGGCCGCTGGCGTGTACGCCGCATTGATCGCCCCGGCCGCGAGAGCGGCTCCGGTAGCCAATTCCGCTTGACTGGTAAGAGCTTGAGCCGTTAGAGCCTGGTTAGTTTCCGCCACAATCGCCGCTGTCGTAACGGTCGCGGTATCGGCTGCGGCTGACGTGGTGACCATAGCTATCTGAGTTTGAATTAACTTCGCCAGCAATTGAGACGCTATTTGCTTTCCAAGATTTCGCAAGGATGCCTCGAAATTATCACCAAAAACGATTGCTCTGGCCGCTGAATTGGCGAGGCTTACTTGAAGCGTTCCGCCCGGACCGAAGACATTAGCGAAAGCCTCGCCCATGCTGGCTGCGGCGGACCGTGTGGCGTCGACCATTTCATTGAGTCGGCCTATATATCCCTCCATGAAAGTTAAACCTATTTCGCCTTCCTCTTCCCCGCCTAGTCCTGCCGGTGATCCGGGAAGCGGCGTTTTCTTTGGCGCATCGCCGGGCATAGGCGGCCCGCCGGGTAATCCGGGAAGCGGGGCGTCTTGCCTAATTCTTGCCGTCTCTCTGACCGCGTTTCCGAAATCAGTTATAAAGTCCCCGATAAAATCGGTTGAAAACGCTCTTTCCCAAGTCGCGGCTATATTCTCGCCTATCCTGGTCGCCGTGCCTTCGAAATGGTCCTCTATTCTGCCAAGATTAAATTTAAACTCATTATCATCAAATTTCGGGACAATCAAAAGCGGAGTTTTATCGAGGAATGGAATTTTGTTTTTTAGCGCGATTAGTTTATTGATCCCTTTTATAGCTAATTTTGACGCGCTTTCCAAGAAATCGGCGACCGCATTCACGGACATATTAATTGCCGACTCAATTCCGGCAATGATAACGTTGACCGTTTTTATTATCATACTGGAAAAGAAGCCGGGCAATAAAGACCAGTTCAGCTTTACGGTTTCATACGCTCCGACGAATAACCCAATGACGATATTCAACCCCTTTTTAGTGACTTTCCATATATCGGTCATCGTAATTTTGGACGTCTTCACGTTGCCGAATAGCGCATCATCGATAAATCTGGATGCTCTCATCCAATTATCAATCAAAAAATCAGCGGTCGCTTTCGCTGACCCCTTGAATTGCTCCCAGATAGTTACGAACACATCGCGGAGCGTGATCGTGTCGTCTTTGGCCACTGATATTTTATCGCTGAATACAATAAGAGCGGTTACTCCGGCGGTAATGGCAACGGCTATGGCTCCTAATGGATTGGCCGCTATGACGGCGGTAAAAGTCGCCGTCGCCGCGGTCGCTTTCCTCATTGCGTAGACATAGCCGATCTCTATGGCGGCAATAAGTGTAGGACCGAAAGCCACGAGCATGGCCGCCCCTGCTATAGTAGCGACGTCCGTTATAGTCTCGAAACTATCAATAACGCCCATGAGTAGAGGAAATAAAACAGCGCTGATAGAGTCGCCTAGATCGGTTAAAATTACCGTTGATAGCGCGGCAAGCTGTTTGCTTACGAATCCGGGAGCCGCGGAGACTTTTTTAAATGCCTTGTCGGTTTCGCCGAGCTTCTTGTCCATCGCCGACATTATGTCATTGAAATTTTTACCGCCATTCGCGGCAATAGCAAGCGCGGGGGTTAACGCCTCCATGCCTCCCAGTAATGTCTTTAATTGTTTGGCGTCTCCTTTAGTGACGTCTATAATTTTCGTCAGAAATCCAAGCAACCCCTCCTTGTCTAACGCTACTTGGCCGAATTCAATTCCAAGTTTCTTGGCAAGCGTGGCGGCTTCGGAAGACGGCCCCAAAATAGCCGAGAGCGTGGCCTTTAGCCCTGTTATGGCTTGCGACGTGCTCGGCATTGTTTTCGTCAGAGTCGAGACTGCGGCGAACAGTTGATTGACATTCAGCCCGGCTAAGTCGGCGATCAAACTGACATCGCCAATGCTGTTGGCCAATTGGCCTACGTCAGTTTTTCCTTTTTTCATCGCGACGAAAAATGCGTCTGAAATATCGGTAATAGACCCGGCTTTATCCACGTAGGCGTCCATGATTGCCGTCAGACCCTTGACCGCCGTGACCGCCGTCGTAACACCGCCAACAGCCAGTTTATTAACTGCGGTTTGACGCTCAATGGCTTCTGCCGCGTTCGCGGCTCCGGCGGAGATAACCTGATAAAAAGATTTTGCTTGGTCGACAGGCATGGAGCCGAATTGAATAGCCTGATCTTTGGCGGCCTGGGAGAGCTGCGCCATCTGGCGGGGAAGGTCGTCATCTAGCAGTGTGGATACTTCGGCTAGGGAGTCGGCGAATAGGACGGATGCATGCGTGGCCTTCGCTATACTTGCGGCAAAAACGGCTAAAGCGGTGGTAATGAGGAGTGATTTGCTGAATAGCCTGAGGGCTGAGTCAGCTCCGCGAGCTGAATTATGGACGCCGTCGAGGGCAAGTTCGGCTTGTTTGCCGCCGATTCTCGCTCCTTTCGCATTGATTTCAACGTCAAGTCTTGCGGCCATTTTTCAGTTGCCCGTTTTGGTGTTCGACTACAATTTTTTCAAGCTCTTTGAGTATCGCGATTACTTTCAGGGAATCGTCTATTCCGACCAAATCGCAATAAATAACAATATCGGCCAGCGGGATGGAGTCACCTGAAAATAATAATAAAAAAATCTCCAACGTGGAGGCGGAGGCCGCGGACAAGATTGGTTTGGCTCGTAGAGCTGGAGGTACTTTTCCGAACCGCTCGGCCGCCGCCAGCAAAAACTTTTCCTTATCCCCCCACTCTAATTTCCAGCGGAGAAAACTTGAGGCTCCCCCATTTCGTCTTCAATCTCCTGCTGTCTGAATGTTGCGGCGTCCTGAGAAAACTGCATTATCAGCGCGAAGAAATCGGAGAATTGAGGATCGGCTAGAATTTCTTTGGCTTTGGCCTGGCTGTACGGAACTTTCTCGCCATCGATATACAGCTCTTTCCAATCTAACAGAATGGTTTTCGAGATCGCTTCAGCGGCTAAGGCGGATTGCTTTTCCTGCGATAGAGTCCCGGCTTCGGCAAGCCTTCGGTACGGCTTGGCTAGAGCCTGAAACGTTTTGACGTATTTTGGATTGTTGAGCCTCGCGACCTTCACTTGAAAGCCGCAATCAACCTCATGCCAAACGCCGTCAACCTCTTTTTTCGTGTCCACCGAAAGACTTTTCAGATTAAACTTTTTCATAAACCTCCAGTTGAAATAGTTTTTTATGTAGTCGTGACCTTAGTGATGATAATAGTTTTATCCGTCGTCGGATCGCGCATGGCTCCGAGTTCGCCCTCCGCCATAACGTCCTGGTTCGGTCCGCCAGCGTTCACCGCATTGTTGAGAAATTTGACACGCGGAATATTAAAATAATACGTGCCGTTCGCGTCTCCGAGCTGAAAGCGCAGAGAGGACGCGGTGTTGTCCAGAAATTTCTGATAGCTCGTCCAATCAAAAAAATAAACGTTCATCGTATGGGTTACGTCGGTTTGGCCGAACGCGATGCAAATATTTTCGATTGACCCAACCGCGTCAAGTCCGCGAGGGTTATTCTCTATCTGAAAGGAAAGGTCTTTAACTAACGCCAGCAAAACCCCGCCCTCGTAAACCTCCGCGACGTGATCGCCCGCGTTCATGATCTCATTATCGTTCGGCTCTATGGGCGTCCCCGTAACCGCGCTTGAATTCCCGACCGTCGTATTTTGTCCGAGCAGGTTTAACGTGACGCCGACTTTTGACCCACTCGGAATATCAAGGGCGAAAGTGCCGACCGCCATTCCGGTCATGGTCCTGACTTTAACAACGTCCGTGAAG